CTCGACCTACGAACTTTCGGAGTACGGCTTGTGGACGATAGGAAAAGCCAGATGCATTTTCTGCTAGGTAGGTCGCGAATCCTGTCTTATCTGCAAGGATTGTATAACCGAGGAGCGTCCATACAGCAGTGCCTTGGTTAACTCCTGTGAATGTGAGTAAAGAGAAAACGCCAGTTGCCGAGATTGTTATTTTACGAGTCGTTCGGTTTACCGTAACGGTGTAGGTAAGTGCCCCAGCGGCATCTAAGGCACGCTTAACTTCTAATGTGAATTCGGTTAAGGAGTAATCTCCAGCGTTCAATGTAGCGACAAGCGCAGGCCCTGCGCCCTCTTTAAAATCTATTCTGAAGTTCCCAAGGCTACCACCGGCTCCATTCGATATCGTATGGCCGAAATAAAACTGTGATTTAGTTGTGATCATGTCGTTCTAAGTTTAAATCCCGTCTGTAGGATACCACGTTGAATACGTTCTAAAAGTCTTACGTCCCCATCCGGACTTTCAAAGAAATCTCCTGCAATGTTTATAGATACATTCACGTTACCTTGGCTCTGCTGGCTTAGGAATGAGGTGAGATCCTTATTGCTTTCGGCTGGGACCACTCTTTCCCCTGGGGCCAAGACCGCTGGGAAGCTATCTCTATTTCCTACCCCAGGAACCGAATCAATACCTCCTGCAAGGCCAACACCTGCGATTTTAGCCACGTTCGCTAGACCAGCAGCGACAATTGAGGCCGCAGTAATGAAACCTAAAATCCCGCCCTGGGCGTAAGCTTTCGTAGCCCCGGCGTAGGTATCAATCGTCGCCTGCGCTATCGCCGCCGCTTTTCCAACTGCAGCTAATTCTTTTGATTTTGAATTCTGGAATGATGCCAGATTAGTTAGTGTCGTTTTGACTTGCTCGCTTCTTAGTTGATTAATTTTATCAGCGTCAGCTGCAGCTTTTTTATCTGATTCCGCTTTCTTAGCGTTGTAGTCTTGTGCGAGTAGAGTTGAATTAGTATAGAATCGTTCTTGACTTATTATGCCGTTTGCTAAACTTTCATCTAATGCCTCTTGTTGCGCATTATAATCTATCTGTGCGGCGGCGACTTCAGGAGTGACTCCTAATTGTTGTCCTAATTCAACAGCTGCACCACGCGCATTCAAAGCCTCTATACTTTTAGCTAATTCATCATTGTGTCTAACCAATGCTGCTGTTTGCTGATCAGTAGCTTCAACGTCAGCTGTGGCTCCATTAACTACTGCATCCTGAGCTGCAGCAGCAGACGTTTCGATTCGATTGAGAGCGGTATCAAGCTTTAAAAGACCTTCAGAGCTCTGCCCTATTGCATCGAAATTCTGCTTTGTCGTTGTTGCGAAATCAGAGATAATGTTTTTAGCGTTTTGGGATCCTTCGCTCATCGCTTGAAATGCGAGATCGAAATCTCCAGAAACTGTGAGTCTTACAGCTTGTCCAGCAGCACTTATGATTTCTTGGATGGCCTTAAATCGAGATACGATTAAATTGTAGGTAGTTTCAATTGGAAAAGCTAAGAGTCTAAAGCCTTGGCCCATTACATCGAGCGCAGCAACCAAAGCCCTTGCGGCTTCGATAGCATAAAGAACGCCCTCACCAACAAAGACTCTTAGCCCCTGCTCGCTGCCTTTGGCGCTTCCAGTTAAACCGTTCATGATATCCGCTACGGATTTAAAAACGGCGATGACTGTTTGATTCGTCTGAACGGATTTAGCTAGCTGTTCAAATAGATTACCAAATGCAGATTCTGCTAGTCTAAGAGATCCGGAAAATGTCCCCGCTATCTTAGCAGCGGCTCCATCGAAATTAGTTCCAAGTAAATTAAGGACATTGGCCATTGTTTCGGCTCTATCCTTACCCTCTGAAACACTTATGCCAAATCTCTGTAAGCCCGCCACGTTTCCATCAAGAGCTTTGCCAACTGCGCGTGCGGCTGTTTCTAGATCAATGCCCAATCTAGCTGCGAGATTAGCTGCACCCTCAGTAGCTTTTTCTAACGGCCCGCCAGATAATCCAGACATTGTAGAGATCAGGGACCCCATCGTAATAATGGTTTCATCTGCAATACCTGTAGTTGCCTCGAGCCCACTGGCGAAAGTGGAAAAATTATCTAAGGCGTTCTGAGACAACGCCCCAGCTGATTGGAGCGCGCCGCCTAATTTTATTAAAGCCACTTCTTCTGCATTGGCGTCCTGAACGCCCTTTTGCAATAAACCAACAAAAGATGAAAAGCCTGATTTTAATAATTCTAAAGCAGATGTAACGGCTTTGGATGCTAGAACGCCGGTCATCGTGGCGTAGGCTTGTGAAAAGATAGAAGTATTTTTTGCGGATTCTTTAGAGAATTGAGATATGTCTTTCTGCATCTGGGAAGTTGCAGATTCCACAACGCTGACTGAAGCTTTCATCTCAGCGCGGAAATTAGCTGTATCAGCAGAAAGCTTGACTAAGAGCTCTTCAATTTCCGTTGCCATAGCTCATCTACCTTCTTACTCATTAAGTCTACTTTATCTTGAGTGAGAGGTCTTGTGTTACGCTGCTCGGCACCAATCTTTACTTCGTATAGCTGCCAAAATTCCCACCACTCAAGTTTCCAAAATTCCTTTGGGCCGACCCCGAGTTTATGAGTAGCAATCCGAAATAGAATATCCCAATGGAATAAAAGTTCTATTTCTGAGGGCTCTTCGGTTCGGCCTCCGATTTTTTTTCAGATGCATTTTCCTTTTCATCTGACTCTTGCTCTTTCACAGCGCCGCTGTATCCCAAAACACAACGGCTAGCGAAGCTTATGATCTCTGTAGAATGGCTCACCCATCCATTCTGAACTAAGAGGTCTCCAATCTCATTATAGGTGAATGGAATTTTCGTATTAGTTTCTTCAGCAGTGCCGACCATCCCGCCCCATAAAACTGCTACAACATCTTTGATAAGAATATTCTTTTCTGAAAACCTAAGAACTATCTTAAATAAAGAATCGCCTGCCTTCTCTTCTATTGCACAATATGCAGCGAAGTTGGGGCGTAATTCTATTGTAATATTTCCAAGTTTAAGTTGTTTTCTGAACAGTGGGGAAGCTGTCATATATTTCCTTTAGACTTCGTTGTAAGTGAATTCACCGCTCGACTCTAGAGACACGGTGAATTGTTGGGATGCATCTAGTTCTCCAGTATTTTCCATGGAGGCAATCTTGAAACAACCTTCCCAATATTTGAGAACAGTGGCGGAAACTGGCACAACAAAGACTTGATAACGATTGATTCTTTGAGCCAGGAATAGAGTACGCATTTTATCTTGCGCCCAATCACTCGAATAGAATCCTTTGCCGGAAAGTGACATGGATTTAATCCCAGCCTGATCAAGGATTTCCTTGAAGTTATTTGAAGATTTATTGGTGATTTCTTGAACCGTTGCAGCTTCAGAAATCGTGGTGCTAGATAGCCCAGTTAAATCGTCAAAGGTTTCAATGGCTGTGCCTGTTCCATCTGTGGTCAAGGGAAGTACAGCGCCGCCTCTCGTAGCTGCTAATTTAAAAGTATTAGCCAGAGAATCTCTCACATAATATACGACGTTGATAACAATCCCTGTCGTTGTAGTGATGACCGTAAACTTAATTGGATCACCGTTAGAGAGACCATGCGCTGTGGCGCCGACTAAATCGCCCACGTCTGTGAAGGTCACGGCTCCGGCGAAATTATTGCCGATACGAATAAGCAGGTCCTTACCGCTATTTGGATTAATTGAGTTAGTACATGTCATTTTTATTCTCTCCCTCCAAGGATAATTTTGAACCTGATCACTCCATGATAAGTCACAGTATCGGGTTCCACTATAACCGTTGATAAATCTTCGTCAAAAACTAGAAGACAGTATTCCGTCGGGGTCCATGTCCGATTACCATCTAGGATACGACGCACTTCGTTAATTAAATCCCAGAGTTTGCCTTTGCCTATTGGATTCGGACGATGCCAGATATCTACCTGTAGAGTGGCATCATAGATTCTTGTGGAAATTCCATCCGAACCCTTCGATGTTGTTTTATTGAAATTCATCTCACCGATATGAATGAAAGGATAAGCTTGAGCTTGCGGAACGAAATCGAATACCCCTGTAACTAAAGCCATCAAAGGCACGTCACC